AGATATAACCTGACCTTAGGACTTTTGCATATCTACTCTATGCTACTAACAAGTAGTAGCACATTTGATAGGTTTATTATTCGTTTTGTAAGTTAGTTTGCTCTATCCTTACAATATCGTTATTTTGTTTGTTTGCTTCATCTTTTATAGAAGCACTATTTTGCTTGTTGTTTACACTCTTATTTCCTTGTTGACTTTGTTGAGGACCGAATAACTTTTCTTGTTCTTGTGTTATTGCGTTAGGGTCTCCGAATAAGTTAACAACTGAATTTGCTGTACTTCTTGGTATATCACAAGCAAGTAAGTTCATAAGTCCTTGTGTCTTAACAAGTAAGTTTTCTGACATATCTCTTTGGAACTTATTATCTATATCAAATGCTTCTAGCGTCCTAATTTCGCTATCTGAAGTTTGTTTACATATTTTAAGCATTACCTCTAATGTTTTCATATCGGCAACACCAAACATTGTTACATCACCCTCAGCTCTAATTCCTGAAGATGTGAACCCTTGACCTGTTAGTTTTGCTTGACCTGTATCTCCATAAGTAACACTACCGTTCTCTCCTGCCATTGGTACACCTAAGATTTGATGTAAAGCAGTTAACAAACGCATATAGTAAGTTTGTGTATCACTTGCATTTAATCTTCCTTGAAGTAAGTCTACACTTGCTTTCTTTTGCTCTGTTGAATTGATACATACAGCACCAAGTGTCTTTATATCGTCTAAATCTTCTTCGCTAATTGTAGCATTTGTAAATACTAGGATAGCATTAACAAATTGCTCCATATCGTCTTTATCTAGACTTTCTAGATAGTTTATATCATCGAATAAAGGTTTACCTATCTCAACCATAGATATTCTCTTTTTGTTAAGATAATATTCTGTTATAATATGCTCTCCCCATAATAATGGTTCAGGCTCTTTTACTCTTTTTAGAGTTCCACCTTTATCGTTATATGTTAAAACAAAATCTCTAAAATATACTTGATACTCTTGATATAATTGAGGCTCTACTAATTGACCTCTATCGTCTGTTTTAGATGTTGGTATTTGCATATCTGTTACGATGTATGCAAATAATTGCTCGTTACCAAGTCTATTTGAATAAACAACTTCTGTATCTTCTGGGTTACAATTTATATTTTCGAAAGGTGATTTACCTTTTTCGTATCTCTTGTTCTTGTTTGTATATCTAAACCCACGCCCACATACTAATGCGTCCTCGTATAAAAGCATATCTTTTGCTTTTTTACCATCGTAGCGTACATATTCGTTTAATTTAGATATTTCAGAACCACTTACATTGTTTAATTGCACATATTGAATAGGTTTACCTAAAAGATATGTTTTCTTAAATTCTGTAAATGCCCAAACCCAGTTCTCTGTTGTTTTATTATTAATTTCTTCTCTTGTATGCTTAATTTTCTTTTTAATATCTTGAACACCGTATAAGTAACCCTTTAAATATTGAGTTTCTTCTTTGTTCGTTTCGTGTATTCCTTTGCTTTTTTGTAAAATGGAAATAACAATATTATCTAATTTTTCTAAATCGTTTGGATATAATGCTAATAATTCTGCTTCATCATATCCAGCTACTATTACTGTTCTTCCGTAACTTTCCAAGACACATCACCCATACCTTGTCTTTTATACTAATATTTTTTTAAAATAATGTCAACAAATTGTTAATTTTTTGTCAACTTGACACCTAAAAAGGTCTTTTTATAGGCTTTACTCTTGCTGGTAAAGACCCACCCTCCATTATTTCGGAGCAAAACATTGCTAAACTATCTGGAGCGTCATCGTTCATATTCCTTCCTTGCGAGTTATACACAGTTAAATTGTCCATAAAACTACCTATATCGCTCTTTAAAGGGAACAAATTACGCTCTGGGAACACTATTTTACGTCTTATATTGCTCTTTTGAGCCTCTATTCTTTCCTCTTTCTTAGCAACATTGTATTTTTCTCTAATATCGCAATATGCTATACCATATTCCCCTAGTATATTCTCTATATTTTGCTTTAATTCGCTTGTTACATTACTTTCTATTACTACTGTTATTATACGATATTCTATTATTTTGTTTACAATATCTTGGTACATATCCTTTGTAGCTGTTCGTGTAAATAAACAATCTACTAAAGCATAATCGTATTCATCTTCCCCTACATATATCTTTTGTAAAATAGGCATTGCAAAGAAGTCCTTACCACTTTTTCTTGTTGCGTCTATTACTGCATAGCAATTAGCATTACCTCTAGGTATCTTCTCTGTATATACCCTTAATCTATTGTAGCTAAATTCCATTGCTTCTGGGTCTACTGGTCTTTGTTGAAAGTTTGTTTGGAATAGATATTCGTCTATTCTTGCTCTTTCTTTAAGAATTGCCTCTGTTGTTCTTAACTCTGGGCACGTTGAAAGACCTGTTTTATAGTCTAAAGCTGGTACTTGGATAATAACAACTGTCCCATCTTCGCTTATTCTTGTAAAAGGGTACTTCTTATCAGGCTCAAATTCGTGGTCTTTTTCTTCACTTTCTATTAATCTAGCGATAAAGTCCCCACTTGCCCATAAAGTCCCCGTTACAACGACTTTTTCTACTGCATTTTGTATAAATCTCTTTTTCCATACTGTTGTAAACCTATTAAAGTATAATTCGTTTGTGTTTTGGTTCATCGCTTCTAGATAATCGGCATATAAATCGTCTATATGTATTCTTTTAGAGGCTCTTTCTCCTACTACATTCGAATTAACTGTATCTGCATAGTAACTTGACACTAGTTTACAATCTCTAAGTTTCCAGTTACCGTCTGTTTCCTTTAAGAAATAGTCTTTATCTTCCTTAGAATAACGCATTTTAGGAAATACTTCGCCAAACTTCTCGCTTTTCATCTCATCTCTAACAGTTGCAGACCCTCCTTTTACAACATCTACATTCGAACATAAAGAAAGTATTGTTCCTGTAGGGTCTTTCCCAAAACTCCAAGCCTCGCTTATCTTTTCAGGGTATGTTTTACCATATCCTGAAGGCATATTACAAATAACTAGGTTTACACTAGAGTTTACATCGTCTAATTCCTCTAGGTAATGTATATAACCTTGCATTATATTTAGTCTTGGAAGGTAAAATTTATCTTTTTCGTCCCATTCACGATACAACATATAGTGATGGAAAGAGTTATAAGAACACATTCTAAACGCATTTTTCATTAAACTTTGATAAAAGCCTCTATTCTCCTTAGATTTATCTTGTTTCATTATCTCTTTTAAGATAGGAGCATATTTAAGTATAGCAATATCACTACATTTAGAGGTATCTTCGAGATAATACTCGTTTAACATCTCGTTTAAATCGTTTAACATATCTATTAGTTCTGATAAAGGTATAACTTTAGTTTTCTTCTTTAAATTACAATCTATAATAGCTATATATTTTAATATATAATCTCTTAAACTCTTATTTGACATCTATTAAGTCCTTATATTTATCTATCTTTTCGTCATATTTAGAAGAATTAACTAATGCCTTTATAGATACATTAACATTTGGAGATTTCTTTTCCTCCATCTCGTTTTGGCTCTTTAAACGAAATAAAGTGCTTCTCTCACTCGCTTTTCCTAGTTGTGCGACAAATAGGTTGTCGTCCCCTATTTCTTCGTATATTCGCTCTATTACCCTCTTTAAATTGATGTCGTTTGTACTCTTATATCCCCTTAAAGTATCTACTGTTATTCCTATAAACTTACAAAAACTAGATATAGATGTTGGGAATGTACCTATATATTCGTTAACCTCTGCAACTATCTCTCTATATTTCTCGTAAAATGTTTCTAGTTCTTCTGCAGAATAGATGAATATTCCGTCTTTAGGCTTTTGTATAGGTTTAAAGAACTTCTCGTTAACTGCTATTGGAGAAAAGTCGACATATTCTTCTTCACTTCCATTTTTAAACACTCTTATCTTTGTATGCGAAGCTGCATAACTCTTTATCTCTTCTCTTAACTCTTCTATTTTATCGTCAAATGCTTCTTTTAACATAAACCCTTGCTCCTATCTATATATGTTACTCCTACAGCCATTGCTGCCCACATATCTTTTGCAAAGCCGTAGAAGAAACCTTGATTTTTCTTAGTTCCTACTTCCCCAAACCTATCTATTAACGCTTGTCTTATATTACTATCTTTTGCTTTCATCGAGTTACATAAGCATAGTTTCTCTTCTTTTCGATATACATACTCGAAATTAGGACATTTCCTTCTTTGTATAAACCTACCTATCCATACACAAGTTTCGAATACTTCTCTTCCTACTGGCATACCGTAAGACGCTATCATCTCTATTGCTAATTCGCTATATTCTAATTCCCCTAAGAGCATTAGTAATTTAGTGTTGTCTACCTTCCCAAACTCTAAAGGCTTGTATGTATCTTTATCTAACAATACATAAGCACTATCTACATTTCCCGGGTCTATTGCTAATACCTTCATTTCTTTTTAACACCTTCGCTTTCTTTATGTCCCCTGTATATATCCTCGTTCTAACTTCTAATATATACGGTTGCTCTAATATTTCCTTTACCTCTTCGCTCTCTAAATCGCCTGTTACTATATTTATCGTATTAAACTTTGTTTTTATCTCTAATTCAAACATTTACTCCTCCTTTTTATTTATAACATTATCTTTAGGTATTGTCAAAATTACCCAACTAAAAAATTGGCTAGGTATTTTTTTAGGGGTAACATAGCCTAACTCG